TTACCTTTCCTTCAAAAAAGCCTGGAGCCTCAAAATCTCCTGGCGATAAAATCCCCAGTTCTTTGGCAATAATATCGTTGCCATCGTCATCCAAAAACGCCTTGGAAATAGCAACATGATATTCCGCTTGCTGTTCATACGGAGCGTTAAACATCTCTGGCATGTGATTGCCGGTACGGCCTGGGATACTCTCCCATGATACCTGGGCTAAATTTTCACCAATGGCGTCCGCATAATCAAATTTGGCTTTTTCAATATCTTCCGCCGTTGGTGTATGCCTCATGGCGTGTTTAAACCAATTAGCCAGATGTTTTTCTTTATCTAGAACTACCCGTTCTTTTTTGCCCTTCTTGTTTGTCTTGTAAGTAATCCAGCCTTTGGCCTCTGATGTCTTTTCCGTAAGCGCCTTAACGCCAACATTTTCTGACCGCGCTTTCATATTGACCCATATCGCTGCCTGGACCTGGTGCGGTTCCCAGCCAAGCTCATTGGCTATCTTCTGGGTTTCCTTCGTCATAAATGCATACTGTTGAGGCGAAGGCATTTCGTTGGCCTTGGTGAAACCAAATGCCCGTAGCATCCAGATATCTCCGGTCACAGGTCCAGCCCTTTCCGGATCGATATGGATCATTAGATTGTTATAAAAATCATCCGTTTTCCTGCCGGCCCAATCTTTACCGGAAAATATCTCTTCCAGTTTTTTACTCATTGACGTTGGGAATCGGCCTGTTTTAATCGGCTTACCAGCTTTCCATTGCGAATAGGCTTGAAGCGCAAAATCAAAATTTAATTTTACTCTTGTCCCTGGTGACGTTACGGCAATTGCCTGGATTACTTTATCCGCCTCATCGATGTCACCGCCAACCGCTTCCAATATTTGCTGGCCGCTGCGCTCATACCAGAACCGTCCTGGTTCACCTTCCTTAACAAGAGCCTTAATCTTGCGGCGCAATCCGGATAGCTTTTGAGGTGAATTGATCCCCCTTGGTGCCCCGACATATTGGCCGGTGGTTCCAACTCTTCGCGTTGCAACATCGGCCGCATCTGCTATCTCCGCTTGGGCTTTATCCAATGCGGCAATATTTTCTTCCGGGGTCAACTGACTCCACCTAGACCCATATCCGAAGCCCGACATCATACTGTCGAGTCGTGCTTGGGCCGCTTGACCAGCTTCGATCAATGCATCCTGTGTAAGTTCACCGGTTCTGTTAAAGGCATCGCCAGCCACAGTTATAAACTCTTTTACAACTTCAGACTGAGCCGCCTTGTTGAGCATTTTAAAACCAACGCCGAAAACAGGGATGCTCTCCAATGCCCCAGCCGCTGTTAAGAGCCCGCCAATTGCCATATCCGTTCCGCTGCCGGTTTCCATGCCTTGGCTAAATTGCTGAGCCCCCTCTTGCATGGTCAACGGTGCGGCAGTGATTGGAAGCAGATCAGCCAGACCGATACCGAATGCAGTTGATGACAACTCGCCGGTCGATCCCCATAATGTTTCCGAAAAATCTCTGGCGGTCTGTGTGTCCCATCCGAATCTCTCTTGTAGAAATTCCAGCGTGTCATATCTTACCGACTCTCTCCATGTCGGTTCTGGTCCCGCCGCAAGAGTATCGCTGGTGTCCATTGGCTCATCCAGACCACCGCCGGCCGTAATCATTTCCGGCAGACCATATTCATCGCGCTGGTCTTCATTCAACTGAAATGGCTGGTTCCGACGATCCGCATAAACGTATCCGCTCTCGCCAATCCGAATATTTTCGGTTGCACCCAAGTCGCGGTTTTCATGCCGCTCTTCCATGAAGTTTTGAACGGCTTCCCAAGTTGACATCAGTCAGCCCCCAATTCTTCCAAGGACTCTTCCAGTTCAAAAATCGCTTGCAAGGCTTTCAATGCCCGACTCAAGGCTTTTGCGTCACGGCCAATATATTTGCCTTTTGGGTTTTTCTTATATCTGGGTTTTGTTCCAAATAAAGTGGTTACCGTACTGTCAAGGGCTTGCCTAAGACCAGACTGCGTCTCATCAAAGGGTATAAAGCCTTTGACACCTTTGCCGATGTTTCTGAGAACACCGAATCCCTTATCAACCTGTTTTCGATAGTTGCTTATGTCTACATTAATCATCCGGGTGTGAACTGTCTTGACGGCATCAACCGCAACTTCACTGGCATTGAAATAATCGGTGGACTTTATTTCCTGGCCCAATCGCATTTTTTCTTTCAAAGCGTTTTCAAATGTTGTTCTTGCTTTGTAAACAATATCCTGGGCCTGGAGATACCTCTGGCGAATCAAGGATTGTTTGGGCATATCCGTATCCGCATTAGTATTTAAGTCCGGAAGATTCTTGAACAAAGGATCGCTCTTAATATCCTGTAAAGCCTTCCTGACGTTCTTGTCGCGTTGCGATGACAGATCGTTCATAAAGGCGTCGGCATCATCTCCATTGAGATGCGAATCCATAATCATACGCAAAGTCAAAGCGCCCATCGACTTGGCTTTCATTAATTTCGATTTATCCGCTACATTGCTTACCAGGCGTGTAATCGGTCCACGGTCCACAATCTCTTGCATATCGGTCGTATCGTGACCAATGCTGTTCAGCTTGAGAATCGCGGCGTTCATACTTCTGGCTCTCTCTTTCCATGATTTATTAGGGTCCGTATATGCCTTGTTGAAATTGTCCGTGTAAGTCTGAATAAATGTGTCTTTGTTCTGCTTGGTACGGGCATTTTCCATATCGTCCAGTTTGTTTAACTCACCGGCCAGCGAAGTCAGACTACTGAATACCTTGTTTCGGGTTTCGACATCGGTGATTTTCCAAACGTCCTTGATGTGATCCGGAACCATTGACGATTTGTTAAGGTCGAATTTTTGTAATTCCCTGACGGCACCGGTTGGGTTTTCAAAAAAACTTTCGGTTGTCCGTGCCCAGTTTAAAACAACAGATTCCTGTGCTTTTCTGATCTTGGTATCGAATCTCTTTTCCTGCCGAAGAATATAGTCTTCGCCAATGCTTGGGCTTTTCTCCAATATCGACCGCACCCGTGACCTGTCTTTTGTCAACGTTTCTAATAGCGTCAAATTGCCATTGGCCTGATGGCCCGTAATAACTTGATGGGCGTTGTTTATGATCGTGTTAGCATTTTCCTTTGATATGTTAACTTGCTGTTTGATAGCCTTCGACATGAACTCACGGCTGAACGAGACCACTTGCGAATTGGCTACCATCGACAAACTTGCATTCACCTTTCCGGCCGATGACGGGCTTATGGCGCCAAGCACATTACTGTATTCCGTGATGATCGTATCAAGGTTTGCCGTGAAGGTTTTGGGGTCCATGCTTGGGTCAGCCGCCGCCTCTGCCATTGCATCTGTCATGGCTCTTCGACCAGCAATTTCAGTGGTGTCTTCTAGCCGTGATAACCCGGCTGCATAGGCCGCTTGGTCGGCAATCTTCAAGCTGGTCGGATCACCCGGCAGTTCGATAACCGCGCCGGTTTCTTGTGCCTTTATTAACTGATCATAGGTTGGTGCGTGTTTCGCACCATATAGCGTCCCTAAAGCCTTGGCTTGCTTGCCGGCAATGGAAAACGCCGTGGAAGAAAAAGCGTCCAGCCGTTTTGACAACGTGCCGAAGCCAGATACGCTTTCAGCCAAACCAGGGTCTTTCAGCGCAACCTTAACACCGCCACCACTCGCTGGAGCCACGGCGCTTTGCAACAAACTGGCACGGTTAAATTTCTCGGCCACTTATAAATATCCAGTTGGTTGTAAGAATTTTGAGCCTTGCGAACCTGACCAAATCATGGAAGATCCTGATGATGGAAATTGATAAAGTGAGTATGGATTAGTTAGATATCCTGCCCCTGTGCCAGATGGGAAACCTGGGTTTGGTTGTATCGAAGTTGATGTCATCCCAGGTGACGTTTGGAAATAATTAAAGGCACCACCGGCCAGCGTCAGCATTGCGCCCATCATGCCGAATTGCTTGGCTGTCTTGCCGGCAGCACGGGCACGGGCCGCTTGATATTCTTGCATCTGCGCTTGACCCTCACCGGTCAAAATGGTGATGGTTTCGTTCAGCCTAGCCATTGCATAGTTGGTGCCGCCGACATCCAGGGCCTGGACGCGAAGACCATATGGATTGCCCGAAAACGGGTCCATATAACCGGCACCAGCCGCCGCATTGATCTGTGCCAGACGCATCAAAGTTGCATCCAGACTATCGGCCGCATTCTTACGATGTTTCAAGCTTTCCTGTTTGGCGCTGAAACGGGTGAACTGGGCCTGGACTTCCAAACCACCGGCCATGCCTTTGTACATCGCCGCCTGGGCCTGACCCTGGCGAAACTGCATGAAGGCAGAGGCGGCGGAGAGTGCTAAACCTATACCGGACATCAGTCCACCGCCACGCTAACGCGATAGTCGAGATTCAAAAGTGTCATATACATCGGCTGGCTCTGTGTGATTTCAATTTGGCCTTTGTAGTCATACCCAAGAAACGGCCCCATCACCTTGGTGCCGGTGAACTTGGTAATGCCCTGATCCAGAAAATCTTCGCCCAGGGTACGCATCGGTACTTCCGCACCGTTGACCGTGATGTTTTGAGTGTTGTCGAGAATCAGGTTGGCTTTGACGATGCGCTTTTTGTTTCCGGTCACGGGCCCGGACGGCAACCTTGTCTCGACCGGCATGGTGCGGACCAGCGGAGTCGTCTTCGATGCGCCGGCCAGGGTGTCGGTAAACGTCGGATACTCTATACCGATCTCCATATAGGTCGTTGCGACACGGTCGGTCGTAATCTGGTTCGATGCCACCGTTTGATCAGACAGCATGTTGTCATCCGCCACAATTTTAACCGTCTGGTCTTCAAGGAAGCTCAAAGAACTGACGGTCGTTGACGCTGGAAGATTACCGGCGGTGGCCGTATATTGAATAGCACAATCGGTGGTGAAGTCGTTGGAAAACAATTCCAGATAATACACTTCGGTATTGGTGAAATCCGTAACAGCCAGACGGGTGGAGTCAGAAGAAGTGACCGTCAGGTTGTTTTTACCGATTGCCGCACGAGTAACCGTTATAACATTTGCGGCTGGGTTGGGAGCAGAATAACCAGATAAAGCATTAATACCGAGTACACCGCCAGCACCGACCGCAATGTTATCCGCTGTCGATGCATTATCTACTCCTACACTAAATTCATTTGGATCAGTTGTCGGATTTGTTGCTGTGCCTGTCATCGTTGTCGATACACCAGCGTTGTCCGTAATTGTGATAGTGGTTCCGACCGCTATATTTTCTGCGTCAGTGACCGTGATGGTGCAAGTTGATTGATCCGGTATGGTCCGTTTGATCACCGTATAGATCGCCGGGTTGTCAGCGTCTTCCACCTGACAATCCTGGAACTCGCCGTCTGTGGTGAACAAACTGGGCGCAATGACGTTCTGGGATCGAAGGATACTAAAAGCAGCGATGGACCCGTCACCGGAATTGGTGATCAGCATCAGGTCACCCTCATCGACATTGGTGCCGCGCCGCATCGTCATCCGTGTCGGCGTCTGCAACAAATGTGAAGACAGCATACTGATGTCGTTGGACACATAGGAGCCTTCAACATCAGAGAACAGGAACTCACGGATCGCCTTGCCGCCACGTTGTAGGTAAAGCGTTCCCCCTTCGGTCGAAACCGGATGGGTGCCCTGCTTCGATCCACGGGTGGTCATTGGCTTGAATATGAAACTGGTCGGCGTAAGCGGAGAGCCGTCCACTTGTGGGCAAATAAACTCCGTGCCTGTGGTGAAGATCTGAAGATCACGTCCGGAGAAAACGCCGACAATCGCATTGACCTGGTTGGTGTCTATGGTTGCCGACATGCCTTCATCATCAAGAACCTGACCTGGGTTGAAATCGAAATAATCGCCAACCCGTGATCCCCAGACGGTACTTGGTAAAGAATACGATCCGCCGACAATCAACCGGCCTTCGTGGAAAGCGGCCGTCCTCGGCCATTTACGAGTCGCAGACCATGCATCTTCATAACCGGCTTCCAGGGTCCACTCTCCCGACGCAATCGCATCGGTATTATGAAACGGAACATCCGTGATGGCTTTGACTTCAGTGCCGCTGACATATTCGGTAATCCTTGCCCGTCCGAAATTGTTGTCGGACTCCACATACTGGTCGACATTGCCGGATGCAAAAACGCTGGAGCCAGCCGTCAAAGTTATGTTGCCGGAAACGGCAGACGGCGTCAGGGTTGCAGCCGGCTGTGAGGTCGAAAGCGTGAACGCATAACTTGGAATATTGTCCCAGGCTATGTCACTAACCGTCCAGGTTGCGTGATCCGCGCCGCGCACGATCTTTAGCGGCTTCATGCTTTCTTCAAATAACAGGAGCGTATCGGCACTCTGGGTGTACCAAAGATTTGACAGCCGTGCGGAAGTCAGGCCATCAGTAACACCGCTGACACTGGAAGACACATCCAGATAGTCGGTTCCACCAGCGTTGATATTGGTAACTTGAACGCCTTCTTTAAACACCATCATACGGGTGCCAGAGAACAGCATCATATAGGTTTGGGTAGTCGAAAATGAGAAGGGTATTAACCGCACACCGTTTTCCGGAGTGGCGGCTGATGGAATCGTGTAAACGTATTTCAGCCCTGGCCGGCGCTCGACAGATCCGTGCGGCTTACAGACAACATTTCTCGCCCGCTCCAATGCGCTTTCATATTGGCGCAGATCGATACGGCCGCGAAGTTCCGGATTGATTTCACCGACGCTGAAATTAGTTTGGACTTTGACAACCCGTGGCATGTCACATCAACTCAACGTCAAGCGTGTATCGATTAAAGGATAATCTCCGATGAAGGTAGTGCCGCTGCCCATGCCGTCCGTGGCGGCGGCTTGGCGAAAGTGTCCACCCCTGCCACCTTCGACGGGGTTACCAAAGGCAATCCGCTCCCAATGCTGGGCCTTGGACATCTGATCAGTGACCGGCTCCGCGATGTGCATCGCTACGGCATATTTAAGCAATTGCACAAAGTACGATGGCATCTCCGCTTCCAGAGGACGTTTCTGATAGTCCACCGTGATCGCTGCTTGGTCGGTCAGGATTTCACCTTGATAGACTTCCCAGCCGGAAGTTATCGGGTTAGCTCCCACAGCGGAGGAATTAAATACTGCCCGTGGAACTTTGGTGATGGCATCCGAAGGCATCGGATAAGCGTATGACCACTCATTAATCGGGGTTGTTGATGATCTTGCCAGATCCACTTTCGCCAGTGAAAAACTCCACGGGTACATTGTAATGCACATATCGCGGATGTCTGGATACAGTTCCGAACAGACGTTTGCCTGGACCGTACCGTCTGCAAAAGAGGAAATGGTGTTCTCTCCAAGAAGGGTCAGAGCGTGGCTGCAAATGGTTACATCTGTATCATTTACTGCCACGCTTCATCTCCCAAAAAAAACCAGCGAAGGGGGAAAAAGGAGAGGAAAAAAACCTTCGCTGGTTCATGCCACCTAGTCAGTATCGGTCTCAGTGATAGCAAGGCCGTCACTGACATCGACTACGCCGGAAGCATTCGACAGAACACTGACGATGTGTGCGGTTGGCGTGTTCGAGTCCACCACAAAGATGATGTCACGCACGTTGAACAGGGTTGACGCATTGTTAAAATACGCAGCGGTGTTCACCGTGGCAATCGCATCGGCTGATGTGTAAGACCAAACCTGGGGTGCTGCCCCAGCTTTGCCCCCTCCGCCGATTAATTGAAGTCCGTCTTTAGAATAAGCCATTGATAATCTCCTACTCTCTGGCCGTTATCGTAACGCAACCATTCGCATCGACTGCGATGGCTCCGGCCGACAAGACTACGTTGGTCAGCCAGGAAATCCGCTCCGGAACGTAATTGATTTCCGTTTTCGGAGAGATACCTTCGGCGTAACCAATTGCAGAC